CCGTGCCCGTGATCGAGGCGGTGATGTTGAAGCTGCCCTCGGTCGCAACTGTCAGGCCGTAGGTGCCGGCGCCCCCCGCGCCCGTCGAGCCGAAGGTCCCGTAGGGGCTGATCACCTGCTGCGCGTTGCCCGAACTCGTCGAGACCCCGGGCACATACATGCCTGGCTCGAGCGTGCCGACGAAAGAAGCGCCGGAGACATACGTCCCGGGATTGGCCAAGGTCGCGACCGGCCACGACACGGCGCTGATGGTTGTGCCCGTGCCGTTTGTTCCGACCCCGGCGATATAGGTCCCGTTGTAGCCGCTTGGGCTCGCGCCGGAGACGGTGAAAACCGTGCCTGGCAGCACCCAGTTCGCGGCTGCGGTGAAGGTCACCGTGCCGTTGTTGGCGCTCGACCACGACGCGCCGGTGATCGGGACCGAGTTCATTGAGGTCACGGTCAGCGCCGGGGCGTAGGAGTGGGCGGTAAAGGCCCCCGACGCCATCACGTTCGAGGTCGAAAGAACGTAGCTCCCGGGGCCGCCCGTCGTGCCGCTCGACTGCGAGACGATCGTCGTGCCGGGCGCGACCGACGGGCCCAGGATCGTCTGGCCGACCAGCAACGGATTGCCGGCCGCAACCGTGACCGTCATCGTCGTCGAGGCAACGCCGCCCGTCCCGAACGACGCCGTGATCGCGAAGCTCGTGTCCTGCGTTCCGGCGACGATGAAGCCGTTGAAGCTGACCGCGCCCTGATTGGGGATTGCGGGAACGGACGGCGCGCCGGGATAGGCGGCGCCGTTCTGATCGACGAAATGAATGAACTGTATCCCCGGCGTCGGCGAGTCGGCGCCGTATTCGCCGAGCACGGCGCAGAAATGGTCGTTATTCTTGGCGATGATGCCCGTGCCCCCGTTGGCGCCCCACGGGTTGGTGGAGGAAAACTGAGGGAGGCTGATCGACGCGCCGGTTCCGCTGAGCGCGAAGCCGCCCGACGTGTCGGGGCTGTTGGCCGGGCAGGTCCCGCCGCCGGTCGTAGTCTCGCCGACAAGGGTCGTCCCGGTCGCGCCGGCGAGCGCCGTATAGGTGGCGTTGTATCCGGTGTTTCCCGCGCCGCTGAAGCCCGAGAGCGCGAAGGTCTGAGCGGGATAAACTCCATGCGCGATTGCGACCGTCGTGGTGACGGTCATCTCGCCGGCGACCGGCGAATTGGAGACGCAGCTTGTCGCCCCGGTCGCAAGCGCCTGCTCGGCCCCGACGCCGGGGATCGACGCCGCCGCGATGCTCGGCGCGGTCGCGCAGTTCTCCCCCGGGTCGGTGACGGCAATCGTGCTCGCAGCTTGCGGCCACCAGATTCCGGACGGCGGGCGGGCGCAGCCGCCGCCGATCGCCGTCCAGGGATAGACGCTCTGGTTGTAGCCGGACCCGTTCGCGCCCATGATCGGAATGGCGCCCACGCCCGGATAGACGCCGGAGATGCCGCGCCACCAGTTGTAGGTCTGCCCGTCGTACCCGATCTGGGACGTTACCAGCATTATGTTGCTGGTCGGCAAAAAGCCCAGATTCGGCGCGACATACTCGGGGTTCGCGGTCGCGCCGCTGTTCAGCGCATCGGTCGTGCCCTCGAAGGTCTCGAACCAGGAATTGGTGATCGTCGCCGGCATTTCCATCGATCCGGCGGCGCCGCCCCCGTTCACCTTGAGGCCGTTGGCGGAATAGCCGTTGGCGATATTCGAATCAAACGCCGCCGAGAGCTGCGGGACGAGCGTCGGCGGAGTGAGGATCGCCGACGCGACTACGCCGCCGATGCCGAGGGTCAACAATTGCGCCCATGCCGGCATGCGCCCGATCGGCCCGAGCAGGACCAGCGCCAGGCCGGAAAGGAAGGATAGAATGCGTTTCACTCGCAGGTTCCCGTCCATTCGTTTATGAATGCCGAAGCAAAGACACCGGTCATATCAATATTACCAGAGAAGACACTGCCGCCGGGGCAGCTTCCGCCAATAGAACACCGCCGTGAGAGCGGTCATGTCGACGTAGTTGTTCTTGGCGGTGAATGGGCCGTAGACCGTCACGCCTAACTGGATCAACGCCACCGTAGCAGCCTTGCCTGTGGTGGCGCAGTCGTCAGCAGATCTGGATACCCAAAGCCTGCGGACAGCCATCACCCTTGTCGTGCGCCATCGGGCAGGTCGCATTCGGCGATCCGACCCCAAACTTGGCTGACGCGGGAGTGCCAGCAAAGAGCCCAACGACCGCGAAAAAGAGGGCGGGGAAAGTCCGCGGCGTCACGACCCCGAATAGCCCTGCGCGTTGCAATAGATGGTCGACGACGGGGCCGATGGGGTGAAGGTGAGAGCCGTGTTGGCGGCCACGACGAGCGGGGTCTGATAGACCTCATTGTCTCCGCCCGAGGTAGGAACGATCAGGACAGTCCCTGAGCCGGTCCCCTCGGTGTCGTTCAACGTGACGATTGTGGTGGTCGAGCCACTGTTCTTGCACTGGACGCCGGTGACGTAGATCTTGACGCCCGACCCCTGGGCGGCGATGAGCGTCGTGGCGCTGGTCCCGGTCTGGCTGGCCGAGCCGCGGACCATGTTCTCCTTGTTGGCGAACGGCAGGGTGATGAGCTTGCCTTCGAGGCCAACGGCCAAGCCCGTCAGATTGCCGTTCGAGGTTGGCGTCGGCTCGGCATTCTGCGCCCGCGCGCCGGCATAGGAAGCGTTGGAAGGCGCGGCGCTCCCGGTTGCGCCCTGCCACGAGGTCTGGTTCGCAGCCGTCGCCGCGCCGGAGGGCAGTGGAAGCGAGGCGGCGCTGACCGGCTGGGTGACCGCCGATCCGTCGACCCTCAGCGCGCCGGCAGTGGTGAGTGAGAGGGCATTGGTCTGGCCATTCGTGTAGGCTGGCGAAGAGCTTGTGACCGCCGCCATGTCCAGGTTGCCCGTCTGGCCGGATGTCGTCGAGCCGCTGCCTGCGACAGTCGGCTGCCCCGCTGCAGTCGCTGCGCCGGTCGGCAGCGGCAGGCTGGCGGCGGAGACCGGCTGCGTCACTGCGGAACCATCGATCTTGAGGCCGTTCGACGTTCCAGGCATCGCGGTCATCGTTCCGCCGACGCTCATGCCGCCGAGCGTCGCGGACCCGGGGACTGCCGATCCGGTCGAGCCGACCGAGGCGTTGGAGCCGCTGCCGGCGCCGCCCGCAGCGCAGCAGGCGCCTGTCGGCAGGCCGGAGCCGCCCGAAAGGTTCAGCGTGGTCGCGCCGGCGGTTTCGATCCCTGCCAGATAAGCGCTGGAGCCAACAGCGAAAGCCATCCAGCCGCCAGCGGGCACGAAGTCGTTAGACGTCGTCGCCGTGACGCTGGCGCCGCCAATCGTCACGTAAGCTGCATTCGTCCCAGTATTGTAGACGACAACGACGGTTCCGCTCGGCAATGCGACGCGGCTGGACGTGGCGCCGACTGAGAGCGACGCATAAGATGGCGTCGGCTGAAAACCACTCAGCGAGGCGGAAAACGAACCGGAGATCTTGCCGGGATTGGCCGACGTGAACAGCGGCCCAACGCCCGGCTGGATCGGGACAACTCCCGGGACCACAGTGCCGCCAGAATCCTGATAGGTTTGCGCTCGCGCGGACAACGCGACGCCGGCAGCCAGCAGCGCGGCGAGAATTATGCGATTCATGAGAGAAACCTCAATTGAGGGAGGATCAGCGTTACGCCGCCGAGGGATTGGCCAGCATGTAAGCGATCGATAGTCTGACCTGGCCGCCGCTGAAGCTGCCGCCGGTCGCGGTGATGGTCAGCGTCGTCGCTGAATAGAACGCGGTCGGGCCGATAAGGCCGTAATTGGTCGAGCCAGCCGAGATGCTCAAACCAGAGCCGAACTGCGACAGGTTGCCGGACACGCCAACCTCATAGGAGGTCGCGCCTGTGATGGCGGTAACGACTCGCGCACCGACCGCAAGTACGATGCAATTAGCCGGGATTTGCACGCTGGCGTTGGTTGACCCGCCGGAGAGCGTGACGAGGGTTTCGAGCATCCCAATCTGGAGATTGGCGCCATGCGCCGCGGCGGCGATATTGGCGAGCGCCGGCATGAAGCCTTGATCGACAGTCGTCCATTCGCCCGATTGATTGCTTTCAACGCCGATGAAGCCGTAAGCGACGTTGACAATCGCCGATGTCGCGCCGTCGATCACATCCGAGCCGTTGGGGCTGATGGTGAGTGTTTTTGTAGTCGAGCAATTGCCCGTCTCGTCCACGATCAAGAGCCGCGTCCCAGTCGGATAGGCGGAAGCGGGCGGCAGTGAGACGACGCGCGCAGCGCTGAGCGCCGTATAGGCGATCATACGGTCGGTCGTGAGCGCACTATACGCCGCATCCGAGACCGGTGTGCGCCCGTTGGTGATGACCTCGACGAGCTTGGCTGCCGGCCAGCCGCCGACGGTCGAGCCGTCGCTGACGACCAGCCGATTGTTGGTTGTGTCCATCACCGTCTCGCCCTGCGCGCCGGTGAAGGCCGCGACCTGGCTTGCCGTGCCGCGGCGGAGTTGAAGTTGTTCGCTCAAAGGAACGATCCCCTATTCGACTTGTTACCGATCGCGCCGACGACGCAAAAACGGATGATCGTAAAAAAAATCGGATCGCTCAAAATGCTCACGGCGAATCACTTCTCTTTCTTTTCTGCGGAGACCAATCGCTGACCTTTTTTGCCGCGGATGTAATAGTGACCGTTGTCGCCCTTGAAGATGTCAAAGTACTTTTCTGAGATGAAGAGTGTCATTTGCTGTTTCCTTTGGCTTAGGGAACCGTCCCAAGGTTGATGACATCGACCACGGAATCGTTGGTCGAGCCGAAGTCGTCAGAGACCGTAACGGCGCCCGTTGTCAGGCCGAGGTCGAGCGGCGTCCCAGTCAAGAGCTGGACCGCGATCGGATGCACGACAGTTACCGTGATGGCCCCGAGATCGAGCGATGCGGTGGCCGCCGTCGCGACAGAGCCCCAATCATCCGCCAGGGTTGGCGCGTCGGTCACTTGCCCGAGATCGAGCGCGAATCCGGTCTGTAATTGGGCGAAGATCGGATCGGCCGCCGCCACCGTCGGAAGAAAGGAATAGACTGCGACGGTGGACAGATCCTCCGCGCCACCGCCGAAGACATTGAAGCTCTGGAACTTGAAATAGAGCGTAAGCCCGGCAAAGTTGCCCGGCAGCGTGTAGCGGATCACCGCGCCGTCGACGCGCGCGAACGAAGCGCCGGACGAATGCGCGGTCGCCGCGGAGCCGCCCTGTCCGCGCGCGAGCCCGGTCAGATTGTACGCGTAGCCGGAAACGAGCGTCGCCGTCTCATAGGCGAGAAATTCGCTGTCGACGACCGAGAGCGTCGCACCCTGCTGCGCCGCCGCCTGGCTCGTGCCGGCTAGCGTGCCGCCGCTCTCTGCAAGGTTCACGGCGAGCGTGTCGACCGAGTCCCATCCCGCCGCAGCGGGAAGAGCGGCGGTGAGGAAGCCCTGGCGCAGCGGCGCGGTCAGGACCGCGACCTGGGAATAGGTCACATTGTCGATCGAGACGTAAACGTTGGCGCCGCCCCATTGCGAGCCGCCGCCGCCGTTGATCCCCGAGGCGCCGATCCAGATTTGATCTAGGCCTCCCGTCAGCGACGTCGGCGGTTGGGCGATGAGGGGCGGGTTGATTGGGACTGCTGGCACGCCTTGATTCGGCTGAAAGCCGCTCGAACTCGCGCTGGCATAGAACGCCGGATTTGAGACGCCGGCGACCAACTCCTCGCAAGTGATGGCAAGGAGCCCTTTGTCGTCCTCTTCGATTTGGATCACTCTCGCGGAATAATTATCGAGGCCGAGATTTGCGTCCGTGATCGTGACGATGTCCATCGGATCGAGCAGGCAATATTCCCAGGAGAGCTTGAACGTGAACTTGGTTCTGACATAGAGTTCACGTTGCAAGATCGTCTGCGCGATCAGCGGGCCGATCACGAACTCGTCGCAAATTTCATTCGCCTCGATCGTTGATCCGACCCGCGGACCAAAGATCTCGATCTGCGATTGATCGCGCGCCTCGACCGGCGTCGACGAATATTGATTGCTGCGCGATGAGACCGTAATACGCTGGATAGTCGGCAGCGAGAACACGTCGGCGCGCTCGACCTGCACCGGGTCCTTATTGCCCTTTTCGTCGACAAAATTGTCGTCAGTCAGCTCATACACTGGCGTCAGGTTCGGGGTAAAACTCCCCGCAGCCTGGGCGGTATAGGTGATGACGACCGGCTTCCCCTGGTCGGCTGGCCCGAAAATATACGTTCCAGGAACTACCATCCCATATTCGCCGGCGACACTCGGGATCGATGCCCCAATGAAGGTGAAGGCGACGCTGGAGGAGGCGTAGACCACGCCGCCATCGGAAACGAACGCCGTCGACGCGCAGACCTCGACATAGGCCGGAAGCGTCACTCCCGACGAGCCGGGAATCGGTATCGGGACTGAAAGCTGCGTCGAATAGGTCGTCGCCGACCCCTGCGAGATCGCGGTGTCGCCATAGGGAATGAGCTTGAGCAGGCCGCCGCTCCATACCGCGGCGCAATTGAAAAGCTGCAACCAGCGGGCAAGAATGCTCGATGCCTGTTCCTGGCTGACCAGGGCCGGGGAGAAGGCGAAGCCCATTGCCCGGCAATAGGCTTGGAACGAGTCGGCGTTGGTGAACAACGCGCCAGAATCGATGCTGGCCGGGTTGAAGCCGCAGCCATATTGGGCGTTGGTCAGAAAGTCGTTGATGACTTCGGACGGATCGGCGTCGATTCCGTTGGCCCCGGAACCGGAGAGGACGCCGATGACCTCGACGTTGTGATTGCCGATCGAGGCCGAGTCGCCGAGATTGTAACCCTCGCCCCAAAAGTAAGCGGTCCCCTGATAGGCGAGCGCATTGTAGGGGTAGATCTCCGCCAGATACGACCAGACGGCCTGCGGCGTCGTCCCGTATTCCGTCCCGAGCCCCAATTCGAGTGGCGCGTAGATCGAGAGGTCTTTCCAGATCAGGCCGATGCCGTTGATCGGCCCCTCACACAAGCCAAGAATGATGTCGGCGCTGTAGGTGTAATCGGCGCCAGCCGCCGCCCCGCCGCCGAGCAGGCCGCCCTTGCCGCCGATGCCCTTGCCACTGCCCCCGGCGACCGCCTGGAAATTGGCGTACCAAAGGACGTTGACCGCGATCTTGTTCTGGCCCCAGACGATCGGAATCGGCAGGATAGAGGTCGAGGTCTGGAGCTGGAGCGCGGTGTAATCAGGCTTGGCGTTGTCGTTACTGCGAAGGAAACCCATGGCTAGACGAAATGCCCGATCAGGAAACCAATGCTGACAAGCAGAATCGCAACGATGATAAGGACGACGACAGCCGCCCGCTCGATATCGTCAAAGTCGGCGCCCGAAAACATCGCCTATCCCCAATAGCTCGCGAATCTCGCCGTCTTGAGCCTGGCGCTCAATTCCGCCGAACGCTCGATCACATCCTCGACCACGCAGTGCGCGTTGGAGAAGGCATGGATGATCGTCAAAGGATCGGCGCGCGAAACGATGCCCGCATGGGCGAAGCAGCGACCGACCTTGAAGAGCACGATGTCGCCTTCGAGCGGCGTCCTGACCTCGCGCGAGCGTGCGAGCAGGAACCCAAGATAGCGCTCCTCGTTCCGATGCAGAAACCAATCGCGCGTGTAGGGGCGCGGGTCGAAGCGCTCGACCAAGCCAAGGTCGCAATAGACGCGCACCAGCAGCATCGCGCAGTCGACGCCGCCCTGCC